TCAAAATATGCAATAATTGAGTGTCAAGCTGAAGACATCATGCCTATTTCTGGGTATGATGTCATTTTTTATGTAATAGAAGATTACTTTGACTTGCAAAGCTTGCAATTTTGGGTAAAATACTACAATGAAGTCTACTCTGATCTGATATTTTTTGAAGATTGTCCAGAAAATGAGACTTATATTAGTGGAATTCCAACTAGTAATGGAAAATATAACATCATTGTCATGCAAGATAGAGAAAAATTGCGTAAAGCTAGAAAAAAGTTAGCTGAAACTGGTTACTACCATCATTGGAATGATGAACTTTTAAAAGAAATACTAGGAGAAGATGTCAAATTTCTAGATAAATAGGTTTAGGGAGATAGCAACCTCCTAAAAAGTTCTGTGAAAACAGTCTTTTAGGAGAAAATTTATGGCGATACACCCAAATCCCGATAGGGATGTCGAAATTATGTTAAAAGATCATGGTACTATGTGTTTGATAACAGATTATGGTAGTGAAAAATACTTAGAGAATAAAAAATATGATGTTCCGAAAGATAGATATTCAAAATGGTGTGGTGGAAAAGGTGGATTTGATGATTATGTAGAAAGGTGGCACGAATAAATACCACAAAAAAGTAAATGGAATACAAATATGAAGTAACGCCAGAAGAATCTAGATCATTTAAAGACATAACTATGTCTTTATCTAGAAATCCTCTGTCTGCAGACATAAATATTTTAAAAGATGATGTTGCCATCAAGAATGCTGTTAAAAACATCATTCTAACAAAGCCTGGTGAAAAATTATATGAACCAAATTTTGGTTCTAAAGTTACCGAACTATTGTTTGAACCTTTAGATTTCATCATTCTTGAAGAAATTAAAGTAGAGATAATCAGAGTTATTTCTACATACGAACCTAGAGTTCAAATACAAGATGTTCTTCTTGAAGAAGTGGGTGATTATCAAGTTGATTGTACTTTGTCATATAAAATAGTAGGTCAATTAGAAACAAAAGAACTCACCTTTTTATTAGAGCCACGATAATGTCAAGTGTAGATTTAACGACTTTAGACTTTTATGATATTAGAGAGTCTATTAAGTCGTACTTAAAAACTAGAAAAGAATTCACAGACTATAACTTTGAAGGGTCTACATTATCGTACCTTATTGACGTATTAGCCTATAATACTCAATATTCTGCTTTTTATGCAAATTTAGCAGCTAATGAACTCTTCCTTGATACGGCAACAGTAAGAGATAACATAGTTAAGATAGTAAAACTCTTAAATTATACTCCAAGATCTGTAAGATCTGCTTATATGAGAGTTAGTATTGCTTTTCAAACTTTGAGAGGTCCAGATGGTGACTATCCTTCAACTATAACTCTAAAAAAAGGTCCAGTATTATCGTCTTCCTTACAGAATCAGACAGGATATATATTTAACGCATTAAATGACATCACAACCACTGTAAACCAGTCAAATGGTAGGGCTCAATTTGTAGGTATTACTCTATATGAAGGAACTTTATTAAATTATTCATTTGATGTTGATTCTAATCAATCGCAAAGATATATTGTTCCAAACTCTAATGTTGATACTACAACTATAGTTGTTGATGTGAAACCAAGTAAACAGTCAACTCAAAGAGATAATTATAAATTAGCTGATACTTTAGAAGTTATAGGATCTGGTCAAAAAGTTTATTTCCTACAAGAAGTAGAAGATACTAGATATGAAATTTTCTTCGGTGATGGGAAATCTGGAAGAAAATTAATTGATGGTGAGGTAATAGAAGTTGAATATTTAATTACTAGTGGAGAAGAAGCTAACGGATGTCAAAAATTTAATTTTGTAGGAACTGTATATGATTCTTACAATAGATTGATTCAGAATTCTCCAATCATGAAGGTCTTGAATAGATCTCAAAATGGAGCTGCTAGAGAAAGTATAGAACAAATCAAATTTAATGCACCAAAGTTCTATGCAACACAATCTAGAGCTGTAACAAGTAAAGATTATTCGACTCTAATAAGAACAGTATATCCTCAGACTGAAATTGTTAGTGTTATTGGTGGAGAAAATCTAAAACCAGCACAATATGGTAAGGTTTTTATCACAATACAAAATAAAAATAAAACTCTATTGAATGCTTTAACTAAGAGAAGAATAAGACAAGAGTTGAAAAAATATTCTGTCGCTTCAGTTGAAGTAGTAATTTTGGATGCTAAGAGATATTATGTTGATCCAAAAATTACGATACGATATAATTCTGCTGCAAGTAGAAAGAACCAACAACAGATTTATAATTTAGTAACAGATTCTTTAAGAAGATTTGCAGCTACTAATTTCAATAAATTTGGTGGAGTTTTAAATTACAGTAAAATAGTTAAGACTCTAGATGATTCTGATCCATCTATTGATTCTGTAAATTTAAAGATAAGACTTAGACAACAAATAACATCAGATATTGGAAAAGATAATACATACTGTTTTGATTTTGGAGTTCCTCTTAGAGATCCATTGAATTGTTTAACTTCTAATTTAAAATCAAGACAATTTAGAATAACTGGATATGCCGGTACAGTTGAACTTGAAGATGATAATAATGGTAATATAAGACTATTCACTATTCAAAATGGAATAAAAACATACTTAAACGAAAAGATAGGATTTATAGATTATTCTACAGGAAAGCTTTGTATTGGGCCAATAAATATTAGTGAACCGCGTGAAATACCAATTTCTGTAATACCTAAGGATCCAACTGTTAATTTCCCATATGATGCAATTCCTGAAATTGGATTTCCTAATGTAATCACAATTTTTGATTCTGGTGTCACTGGCGATACTGGAGCTGATGATGATTGGACCCCACCTCCTCTATTTGGAGACCTTGGCAGCGGTGCCTCTGGTACTGGTGGAACTGGTGCTGGTACAGGTGCTGGTGCAGGTTCAGGCGGAACTACAGACGGTTCTGGCGGTCCTGGAGGATCAAATACTGGTGGTGGTATAAATGGAACTGACAATGGGACTGGCGACGCTATTCCCGATAGCTTCTTCGATAACCCAATTAATTATGAAGACTTTACTGGATCAACACAAGACAACTGCTTTAGTTAATAACGTATAAAACTTTTAACGGGGAATATGGACGAAAAACTTGTAACTTCATCTAATATTGAATCTTTACTGCCAGATTTTGTCAGAGAAGACTCTCCATTATTTACAGAATTCCTTAGATATTACTATGAATCTTTGGAGAGATCTTCGTATCCATTAGATGTCATTTATAATTTAGTTAATTATTATGATCTGGACTCATACACTCCAGAAAAACTAAAATCGACAACGACTCTTATTAAAGATACTGAAAAATGGGAAGATGAAATTATTGTAAGCTCCACTGAAGGATTCCCTGAAACTAGGGGATCAGTGTTGATCGACAATGAAATCATCTTGTATGATTATAAGACTAATTCCCCCAAAATTAAATTTATTCCAAACATTGATCCAGTTAGAGTAAAATCTAGATTTATATCTCTGGATGATATTACAAATTTATTTGATGAGGAAGAAACTACATTTGCTTTAACACTTTTAGAAAAGAGAGTATTTGTACCTACATCAAATCATATTCTAGTAAGTCTAAATAATAGATATTTAAATCCAGGAATTGACTATTTCACCACCAATGAAGACTCCACTGTTCCTATTGGATTTATTAGATTTACTGAAGCTCCTTCACAAACAGATGGAGACTTCAAAAATACATGTAGTATAGAATTTCTACAAGGATATGTAACTGAGACTGTTAAAAAATTAGATCAGTTCCAAACATCTACTGGAAAAATTTTCAATTTAACTTTTGAGGGTATCTCATATACTCCAATTGCTGATGGATATCTATTAGTATTCAAGAATCAGTCTTTACTTTCATTGAATAGCGAGTATTCAATTACAGATTCTAGAATTATATTTAAGAATGCTTTGGTAGAAGCTGATGATATTTTTATTCTATCTATTGAATCTCAAGTTCCTCAGATTGGTACAGGAGCAGCTGCTTATTCTGTGATTGATGATAATGGACAAGTTGATAGTATTGTAGTTCAGTTTAATGGTTCTGGTTATAATTACGATGAAGCTCCAAAGGTACAAATTTATGATGAAAATGGAGATGGTGCAACTGCATATCCATTAATTAACGGTATTAAGTCTCTCAGTATTGTAGATCCTGGATTTGGATATGATGAAAAAAATCCACCATCTTTAGCTTTCAATTTAACTAACGTTGGTAATATTGAAACCAAAGTTTCTGTATCTAATGAGACTATATCTGATATTCAAATATTAAATTCTGGTTATAACATCACAGAAGATCCAAAGGTAACTGTTGTTGATCCAAAAATGCCTATCTTTGGATCAGTTTCTATTGAAGAATTATCTGGACCTGGAACAGGTTATATCATTACAGGTGTTGAGATACTAGATGGTGGATTTGGACTTACTGAAGGACCAGAACTTTATATTGATTCTCCTCAGTTTGGAGATGAAAAATTAGTAGATAGACCTCAAGTAGCATATGCTGTACCAATCGTAGAGAATGGTCAGGTAGTGCAAGTTGATATTGTTAATGGAGGTTTAGGTTTTGATCCAAATAACCCACCTAGAGTAAGGGCAATTAATTATAGAAATGCTGAAGTATTAGACGTTAAGATTACAGAAGGGTCTTTAACAAGCATAACTCTGTTATCAGGTGGACATGGATATCTAGAAGCACCATCAGTCTATATTATCGATAATAGATATGATGCTGAGGGACTTTATCTAGGTGGATCAGGAGCCAAAGTAAAGGCTATTATGTTTAATAATTCCATTACCGATTTGATTATTGAAGAATTTGGAACAGGATATTCTGAAGAATTTCCACCACAAATTTTCATATCATCTCCAAAAAATGCTCAGATTGTTGCTACTATTGGTGATGGAGAAATTACAGGATTTGAAGTAGTAGAAAAAGGAAGTGGATATCTAAAGTCTTCATTTAAAAATGCTTTCAGAGGATTCTCTGGATTGGGTGGTTTTGATTTAAATGGTAACACAAACTATGTTACTACAGTGCCAGAGTGTCATCCAAAAGGTACTAATGTTTATAATCAAAATGCAGAATATTTGAAATATTTCTTAAAGAGGATCAAAGATCAGTTTCTGCCAGAATTTCCAGATATTGATTTTGAGAAGTATGATATTAGGAATCTTATTAAAAAGATAAGATCATTTTATTCAACTAAAGGAACAAAGTCCTCTATTGAATTGTTCTTCCAAACAATCTTTGATGATAAGATTGAAGTTTCTTATCCAAAGGATCAAATTTCAAAATCTTCAGATGCTCTATGGTCTGTAGATACATTAATGCGTGTTGAATTGATCAAGGGAAGTATTGAAAATATTCTCGGTAATAAGATTATTCAAAATGCAAGTGACGTAGACGTTAATGTAATTTACTCAGAAGCTATTGTAGACTCTTACACTATTCTACAAACTTCTAAGAAAACACTTTACGAACTTATTCTAGATTCAAGTTCAATTGTTGGGGATTTTAAAGTATCATATACAACCAAGTTATCTGAGAGTATTGATAAATTAACTAATACTATTTCTGTAGACTCTACTGTTGGTTGGCCAGAAAGTAATGGATATTTCTATATTAATGGAGAATTGATTACTTACAAGACTAAGACTTTGAATCAATTCTTCGAATGTTCTAGATCTGTGAATGGAGTATCTAGATTTGCCACTGGTGGAACTAGAGTATCAACTAATTTTTACTTATACTATAATCAAGGTCAACCTGATGAAACAATCATTAAAGCCCTTGGTATATCAAAAACAGAATCTACTGTAGTTAATGATCCTGCAAGTAATTATGTTGAGGGTGATATTGTAAATCTAACTGATTTGGGTACAGATATTATTACCAATGTATCTGGAAATAATTACCCACTAGTCAATAGTTGGATTTTCAACGTTAAGAAAATTCAAGAAATTGTATCTATTGAAGCAAAACAAAAAGCTGGGAAGTATGTAGCTGAAGTGACTTTAAAAGAGGATCATAATTTACTTAGAGGACAAACTATAGAAATTTTTGGATCTACACCAGCAATCTATAATGGAGTTTTTTCAGTAGAAAATTTAAGTGCAAATAACCTAAAAACATTTGATTATGTATTAAAACTTGGAAATACTGAAGAATCTGCAGATGAGGCGTTTGCAGCCCTAGTATCTGCATATCAATTTGCTTCTGGAGATATTTACCTATCAATTCCTCTAGAAAAAGGAAAGTCAGAATTTAGACCTATCCAAAAAGTAATATCACAATCAACAACAGATGTACAAAATTGTTATTTGACAGATGATCACGTTTACATAGCATCTTCTGGTATTCCTTCTTACCCTATTGGAGAGAAAGGTGGGGAAAGAGGTTTCTTAGGAAATGCATTGTTACCTGGAAATCAGAGATTTTTAAAGAAATTTCCAAAGAAAACTCAAGTCGTTGCTGAAAAAATAGAAACTGAGTATGGACAACTTGGAATGTTCCTTAATGGAGTTCCTCTTTATAACTACAAGTCAAAAGATAAGGTCAAATACGGTGGAATTTCGGAGGTTATTGTTGTTAGTTCTGGATCTGACTATGACGTAGAGTTTGATCCCCAAATCAATGTATATAAGAATGTACAAACTGTAACTGGTATTGTTGAGGTTAAGAACCCTGATGGAGTAGAGTTAAAGCCAGTAGTTAATGGATCTATCAGGGAAATCATAGTTGTTGATGGTGGTACAGGATACACAGAGTCTCCAGTTGTTACTGTTTCTGGTGGTGGTGGAAATGGTGCTTTTGTTAGTGCTGTTGTTTCTGGTGGTAGAATTTCTAGAGTTGTTATTGATGATCCTGGATCTGGTTACTATTCAAAACCAGTGATCAATATTGTAGGTGGCGGCGGATCTGGTGCTATTTTAGAACCAGTAGTTAGAGGACCACTTGATAGAATTGATATCATTAACCCAGGGCAAGGATTTACAGAGGAACCAAGAATAGAAGTAGTAACTGGTTCAGGTG